GCTTCCAGTTTGACCAGGGCCAGCTGCGCCTCGCTGTAGTTCAGCAACAGGTTGTCAATCTCTTGCGTGCTGATTTTCTGTGTGGTGGCCGCTGCGCCCACGTAGATGCCTGGGGACTCGTTGCGGCCACCGCCCAAGAAGGCGATGCGCTCGATGTAGACACAGCAGGCAAAGGTGCCGATCACACCCTTTTGAATTTGAGCGCCATCGATGCGTTGGAACGGGAACAGGTCGCCGCCGATGTTGTCGAACACCTCGATGGTGTTGCGGTTCAGCGCATAAACCTCGTTGCGCAGCTTGAGCAGCGCCACCACGGGGTCGGGGTCAACCTCGGAGCTGCCGTATTTCAGAGGGTTTACCGTCATAGGGTCTAGCAATTCCATGACTACTAAAAACTCTCCGTCAGTAGTCATGAAGAAACCATCTACCCAGCAAACATCTAGCACTAATCCAAGATCGGGATCAGTAACTTGCCTGAGAATTGGTGCAGTTGGGTTCCACAGTATTGTTGCTGCGGTGTTAACTGGAATCCAGTAATACAGGCGGCCACCTGATGCAATCGCTAGCACATCAAAACTGTAGTCAAAGGTCACCAGTTCTGTTGTCGGCCCACCAACATCACCCAATTCCGTGACTGTGCCTACGCTGTCGATCTCCACCAGCTTTGTACCCATCACGCGATACAAATTGCCTTGCCAATTGATTCCACCTCTGTCAATGCCTGGGCCTGTGCCGTTGGCCACAAGACCGTCACCGGGGCGAAGAAACCCGGCGCTGATGCCTGATTGCTTTGGCACTGGCACAAAGTTGACGGGATAGCTTGTCCGTAGCTCCGGTGTGCTGTCAGCGTAGATGCCGTTCAAAATGGGAATTTGCATTACTTCGCCTTGTTTCGTGCGGAGATTTTCTTTGCCTTGGCTTGTGCATCAGCTTTGCTGGATGCGCCCCACGCCCTCAGACTCAACAGCAGCCGGGTTGGTTCGCCGTCTTTGTACTCGGGGCCAGGATTGCCACCCATACGGGCCAGAAACGATGCCCTGCGCGGATTGTCACCAGACTTGACCGGAGGCTTCAGATTCATGCCTTCGGCCTTTGCAGCGGCTCTACCCTTGGCGTTCAATCCACCTTTAGGGTTCTGGCCTTCTTTTCGGGCAAAGGCTGGCGTTTTCATTACGCAGCTACAGCTTTGATAACGGCAAAGTTAAAGACCGGCGTTTCAGTGGTAGTGCCGCCAGTAGTGCGGAATGTGAGATTAAAACTTCCAGCGGCCACTGCTGTCACCATCAAGTCGTACAGATCTGTTCCTGACTTTTGATTGAGGATGATCACATCCGTTGCCGCCACGGTGCTGTTGGTCACGGTGAAGGTGGTTGCAGTTGTTGTGCCGGCCGCGCTAAACAGGGTGATTGCGCCTGTGGTCTTGTTTAGCGTCACGCCTGTGGTTCGGCTTGTGCCCTGGGTAACAACACCGCCTGCGCCTGTTGCATAGCCTACGCCAGCCGTGCCAGATGAAGTGATTGCAGCAGTCGCTGCTAGGCTTGTGCCTGTAGCTACGCCGATTGCTGGTGTCACCAATGCAGGGCTGGTGAATGTGCCAGTGCTGACAGTTGGGTTTGTGATTGTCGGGGTTGTCAACGTCGGGCTGGTTGCAAACACCAAAACGCCAGTGCCGGTCTCGTCGGTCATTGCTGCCCGTAGATTGGCGCTCGTTGGATTGGTCAACCATGCAGCAATACCAGCAGCCAAAACTGTCTCAGCATTGATGTTGTACCAACTGTTTGTTGGCTGGTAAAAGCGATAAACAGCCGCGCACCCTGCGCCCAAAGTTGTGACTGCACCATAAATGGCAGATGCGCCATTCAGCGCAATGGTCAGCGAGGTGATCTCTTGCGTTGTCGTGATCAGGACCGTAGTGCCATCAGGAACGCCTGTGTTCAGCGGCAGAGTGATCGTGCCAGTCGCCAGTGTGCCAGCGGGTTGCAGCAGCATCCACTGTTGTTGGCTGACCGGGGTCGGCACTGTGATGTTGAACCCGCTGCCAGGCACAAACAGATTCACCGCCAGCGTGGGGCTGGCAAATGTCTGCTGAAAATACTGCAGCAGCGCATTGACCGACATGCGCCGAGCGTCGCCGTTGTTCGGGGTGTAGACGGGGATTTGGTCGCCAGGTGATACCTGGCCGATGACGGGTAGTTGATTGATGGATGGCATGATGGTCCTTAGTTGTAAGTCAGTGGCCCATCAGGGCCAGCGTCCACTGGGTTGTAAGGCGGTCTGATGAACGGATTGTCGTAGACGCGCCAGGGCTTGTTGCCTGCGCCTGCTGGCATGGTGCCTGGCAGTTGCTGCTCCAGCGGGAACGTGGCGCGCTGCAGCAGGGTATCGTAGCCTTGCTTGCCTGTGGCCTTGGTCTCGGGCATCACCACCTTGCCGTAGCTCGGGGCCAGGCGCACAGCCAGGTTGCAGATGATGGCCTCATAGGCCGAGTCGGGGACGTTGGTTTGCTCGTCTAGATCGCCATCCTGGGGGCTGGACGGGATCGGATAGCCCAGCCGGATGCCCTTGCCGTTCCAGTCGGCCATCATGGCATCGAGCCTGCGCCTGGCAGTCTCAACCTGCTCAGGCTGAAGGTCAAAGGCATAGGACGCAAGGCCGATCTCTTCGAACGCTGCGCTGATAAATTGGCGCTTGCTGTAACCCATGCTAGGCTCCTTGTGCCAGTGCTGTGGCGATTAAACCACTTAGCTTTTTGTCTGTGGTGCGACCATTAAACGGGATGCCCAGATCGGTGGCCTTGGCCTGCAGCTCGTTGCGTGTTGGCGGTGCATCGTCCTGTGGTGCATTTTGCACCTCGATGATCGAGGCATGAATCGGAGATGGGAAAAAAACCTTTGCGGCTTTGCGCTCAATGGTTTGCTGCTTTTTAAGGCGTCGTTTTCGCAGCCGCAACTCTTTCCAAGGGGCAAGAGTCTTGTCTTTTATGATAGCGGCTGACTTGATCATTTCATCTTCTTCATCGGTGCTTTGCTGGGCTTGCCTGCGGCTTTCGCTGCCTTGCTTGCCATGCTCAAAGACATCGCCACGGCTTGCTTTTGGGGCTTGCCTGACTTCATCTCCATTGCAATATTTTTACCGATGGTCTTGTCTGAGTAGCCTTTTTTCATCATTTCGATCTCCACGTGAAACAGGCCAACATCTCTGCTGGCCTGCTTGGTTAATTAACCACCGATGCGGTAGACCACAAAGGTATCTGCAGCAGTCTTGCGGCAACGGAACCGTGCAGATGCACCAGCCGTAGCCGCAGTTGCTGCAGCACCCACGATGGTCACGTTTGTGTTGACCGTGAGGGTCAAAGCAAATGCAGCCAAAGTGATGACGCTGAAGTCAAACGAATCGCCGATTGCCCACTCGGTTGCCAGGTCAAGGTTTGCGCCTGTTGGCAACTGGATGTCACGGCCAGCAGTTGGCGTTGCAGTGATGATGCCTGTCAACACGTTAGCAGCAGTTGCCGCCATTGCAGCACCATCAGCAATGTTGGCAGGCGCACCCTGCGGCTGCCAGTTGCCATTGTTGCTGATGTCAGGGGCAACGCCCACGGAGTAGTACGCGCCCGATGCACCAGCCTGGATAGTCACGTTGGTAGCATTGGTGAACGCACCGGACACATAGGTGGTGTTCTCGACAACAGTCAGCAGGTCTTGCGAGTCAGGAAAGTTGGGGAAACCAACTTCTTGAAACACATTCGCTGGTGAGAAGGCTTGAATGGCGATTTTCTCGCCTGCTGGCACGGTGACGGTGGCTGTGCCCTGGGTGAAAATTACTTGATAGCTCATGATGTGACTCCTTATGCTTGACCGAACAGCAAGATGCCAGACATTTCCGGCTGCTTATTGACCACACCAAACAAGGTATCGAGACGATACTTGGTCTTCATGGTGTTGACATCGTATTGCTTCTGCATGACCAGCTCGATGCCTTGGTCAGTGCTCGCGCGCATCACTGCGACACCAGCGTCAGAAGGCACAGCGTAACGGCCTGGCAGAATCTCCAGCGCATCCTTCTGCCAGAAGCAGTTGATAGGTGCTGCCGCCACGTTCAGGCGCGTGATGGTGCGGCCAGCGGCTGCAGTCACGATGACGTTTTGGTATTGCAGTTCTGCATCAGTGCCACCCTGGGCCGAGATGATCGGTGGGGTGATGACGCAGGTCGTGGCATTGATCACTTGCACCACACGGAAGGTCTTGGAAAAACCAGTGCCCTGTTTGGTGATGTGATGCACGGCCTCAACACCAGCGATCTGGATTGGCGTGCCTGCTGGCAGGTCGGTGGTGCTGGAGACCGTGATGGTCTGGAAGCGGTTGTCCACGTTCTGGGTCTCGCCGGTGGCAGCCGTCTGGGTTGCTTGTGGCACGTAGTAGTTGCCAGCCGCAGCCAGGGTGCTCATCGTTGGGTCTGCACCAGTGCGAGCCGTGATACGGTTTGCGTAGTCCAGCTTGTAGGTGTCAAAACCTGCAACCATGCCAACGTAGCTGCGCTCGAAGGCGTTGTTTGACTTGTTGCCAGCAAAGCTGCGGGACACGGATGCGCCACCAGCTCCACCAGCAATGTTGCCTGCAATGCCGTTGTAGTCGCGCGAGGACAGGGCCAGGTAACGATCAAAGGCTTGGACGCCCTGCTCGTTCATGATCGAGTCGCACAGGGCCACATCGTCGTAGTCACCAGCAGCGGTGTTCACGGTCACGACCAGCGAGCCTTGGGCTGCGGCCACGTTCATGATGGCGATGTTGATATCGGATGCCAGCTTCTGCTTGGCAGCATCACCCAAGCGACCTTCTTGCAGCGCATCACGCAGTTCCAGTGCGTCCAGGATGAACGGCACGGACTTCTGGAAGCCGAGCGTTGCAGGGACGGAGAGCTGGGTGTAGGCGGTGAAGTTGCCGGTCTGGTCCATGCCATCGTACGACTGTGCGATGTAGGGCTGGGGGCGATAAATCACGTTGTTGGTGCGTTCCATCATCGATCCGTCGGTGTTGTAGACGGAGACGTTGCGGGACAGTACCAGCGCGTCATTGAAGCCTTCGAGGATGTCCTCGAACGCGACGCGCTCTTCTTTGGAAAATGCATTAGACATTTTGTGTTCCTATTGAAAAAAATTATTTGGAAGCTGTTCGTTTCTGCGCTTTGTACTGGATGACTTTCGTCATGTTTCCAGTCCTTGCTGCTTCTTCTCTCAGCCGATCAAGGGTTGAGTCCACCGCGCCAGATGATCGTCCAGTTCCCGAGACGATACGTTCTGGTGCGGGTGCTGCCCTGCGGTTGGTAACTTTCAATTCTTTCTCCAGTTTCGCTACCGCAAAGGCAAACTTCACGGGGTCTGTGATTCCAGCAATTTCCTTGGCCTTCTTTGGGTTCTTGCCGAGTGCATAAATAACCAGGGCTGGATTGTCCGCGCCTTGCAAGACGACGCCTTGCTGGGTGATGTTCAAGAGCTGCTGGACGGTTTCCTCAGCATCCTCGTAGTCACGTACCTTCAGCTCGGCCTTGGCCTTGCCGTAGGAGTCCAGTTTGGCTTGCCAGGCTTGATGCTGCTGCAGCTCGGACTTCTTGACCGTCTCGGTCTCCAAGTCGTGCTGGCGCTTGCGCTCATGCCATGCGTCCAATGCTTGCTCGTACCTATCCGCATCGTAGTCGTGGTCCTCCAGCTTTGGCTTCGGACCCATTATCACGACCGGCTTGTTCTCAGTCGTAGTGGCCGTCAGTCTGGCTTCGAGTTCACGAATGCGTCGCTCTTTTTCCCTGTTTGTTTTCCGCAACTCACGCACCCATTCAGGCGCACGAACTTCCTCTTCGGTGGGTGGCGCTTCCTCACCAATGCTGACAACTACCTCGTCATCAGGCTGGTCTGAGTCATCGACAACGTCGATTTCTTCGGTGACCTCGTCCTTAAAAACGATCTCTTCGTCCGCAAATACTGCCTCTTTTTGCATCTTTGACCCCATCAAACTCACCCATGGTGCGGCTGGGTGGATGCCGTTTCTCACATTTTCACTGAATTTCTGTCATCTGACAACAGGCTGAACCTCTTGGCCCATGACGGCCTGCTGAGCTGCCTCGATTTCGGTCAGCACCATATTCTGTTCCTGCACGCTGGTTTTGGCCAGCGTCTCGGCTGTCTTGGCCCTGGACAGGCCAGCGTCGGCCACGGTCTTGATCGTGCTGGCGCGTGCCTGGGCAGCCTTGGCCACGGCTTCCTCTGCTGCGGCTTGCAGATACATCGTATTCGGGTCTTGAGGCTGGCCTTGCATTTCTTGCATCAGTTCCTCGGCCTCAGAATCAGTTGGCTTGACTACGCCCATTCGCAGCAGTTTCTTGCGGAAGTAAGCATTGGTGTCTGATAGGCCCTCGCCTTCCATATTCATCATTGCCATTGCCGTAATGACCTGCTGCGTTTCTGGGTCTTGGGTAAGCTGGAGCATTCCTGTCAGCGCTCGGACCGTGGCCGCGCGTTTGCTGCTGGATGACGGTCCAACTTCTGCCACAACATCAAATGTCGCTTCGCTCAAGTCGTTGCTCATCTTCATCGCGCCGGTCTCCTGGTCGATCATTGGCTGCATCAGTTCTACCGTGCCGGCCTCACCAGTCGACGCAATGGTCTTCATTTTGCGCTTGTCTTCGGTGTAAACCTCTCGCGCCATTGATAGCCAGATTTCGCCGCAGCGCTTCATGCCCTTGCTGAAATTCGACATGTAGATGAACGTCTGCATATCAACACGGGTCTGGATCATCTCCACCGCTTTGCCAGACATTCCCGAAACCATCTTGTCAGCACCTTGCGGGTTGCCGAGAATGTCTTGCATATCCTGCTCAGTGATCTGAAGCAGCGCGGCCATTGCCGGGGGGATTGCTGCTGATCGGGTGTAGGCAACCGGCCCACTGATTGTTTGCGCTCCATCTGCGCCGGTGATCGGGTTTACCAGCAGGTAAGGATAGTCCCGCAGATTGTCCTCTGCCCACATCACCTGGTGACCGGCAACCTGCTCTGGCGTCATGATGGGCTTCTCGATGCTGGACAATGCCGAGATCTCTCCCAGCTTGGACAGCTGCATATTCTTCAGGCGCTGTGCATCTTTAGCCAGGCGAACCGCACCCATGCACCTTTCGACGTTATCCACAAACCAGCGCTTGCCGTAGACAACGACGATGGGAATGCACTTGCCGGCAATGTAACCAGCGTCTTCCAGCACCTTGCCGCCACTCATGATGTATTTGCGAACGCGCATCCGTTTGATGCGCTTTTGACGCACCTCGCGGCTACCGATTGCCATTAGGGTTTCTTCAAGGGTCTCGTCGTCCGCAAAATCGGTCTGGCTGTAACGCTCTTCCGTGCCGTCAATTGCCTCAAATATACGGATGGTTTCCGACTTTTCCTCGATCTTGTAATACTCAGCGACAAAGACGATATCAGGCGTTGCCCAATCAAACTCGTACTGATGGATGATTTTCGGCCAGTCCGTCGGGTCGTCGTTGTAGATTTCCTTGTAACTGTCGCGGGTCATGCTGGTGACCACAAAGCAAAACTTGGCGTCACTCTTATCCTGGCGCTTGGCGTTCAGATCAAAGAAAACACTGCTATCGGCATCGTAGATTGGCTCAATACGAATGCGTTGCCTGTCGTTCTCGTCATCTTCCTCGTCTTCATAGACTGTCCGCAACCGCCATGCCCCAATGCCGCCGCCCACAGCTTCCTCAAAAGCATTGTCGTAGGCTTCATCGGCAACTGAGGCTTGTTCGTCAGCACGATAAAGGCCATCGCAGACTTCGGCCAGCTTGTCGTTCTCTGATCCGTCTTTGCTTACATAATCGACTGTAATCCTGTTGTTACGGTACTCATTGACGATCCGAATGACCGCCAACATGATTTTGTTTACTTCGAATTTGGGCTTGTTTTCATACTGGTCGTACAGCGGCCCTTCCCATTGCGCGCCACAAAGTGAATAGAAACGCCGGTCTTGCAGGCATTGCAGGCGCTCGTCCCTCAACGCAGTTTGAATGTCGTTGAACTGCCGCAGTGCTTCAGCGTGCAGGTTAGCAAGGCGTTGATCTTCGGAAATTCTGGCCATGTTTATCCTTGGTTGTCCGATTTTCTACCATTTGTGCATAGTCGGCAATGGCACG